GGTCCTACTGGAGACACTGGACCAACTGGTCCTACTGGAGAAACTGGTCCTACTGGAGACACTGGTCCTACTGGAGACACTGGTCCTACTGGATTAGGAGCAACTGGTGATACCGGTCCAACTGGCGATACTGGTCCAACTGGAGATACTGGAAGTACTGGAGACACTGGTCCTACTGGATTAGGCGAAACTGGTCCTACTGGAGACACTGGAAGTACTGGAAATACTGGAGACACTGGTGCACAAGGACCAACTGGTTATACTGGAGCAGACGGAAGTACTACTGCGACTGGTGCAACTGGACCAACTGGACCAACGAATGGTCCTACTGGAGCAACTGGAGACACTGGATCAACCGGTCCTACTGGAGAAACTGGTCCTACTGGATTAGGAGCAACTGGTGATACCGGTCCAACTGGAGACACAGGTCCAACTGGAGATACTGGAAGTACTGGAGACACTGGTCCTACTGGATTAGGCGAAACTGGTCCAACTGGAGACACCGGTCCAACTGGAGACACAGGTCCTACTGGAGACACTGGAAGTATCGGTGATACTGGTCCTACTGGATTAGGAGCAACTGGAGACACTGGTGCACAAGGACCAACTGGTCCTGCAAGTGGTCCTACTGGAGACACTGGTTCACAAGGACCGACTGGAGAACCTGGTGGACCTACTGGAGATACTGGTACACAGGGGATAACTGGTCCTACTGGAGATACTGGTCCTACTGGAGATACTGGACCAACTGGTCCTACTGGAGAAACTGGTCCTATTGGAGTAACCGGATATACTGGAGCAACTGGAGACACCGGTCCTACTGGATTAGGTGCAACTGGTCCTACTGGATTAGGAGAAACTGGCCCACAGGGACCAACCGGTCCAGAAGGAGGACCTACTGGAGATACTGGTATGCAGGGACCAACTGGTCCTGCAAGCGGACCTACTGGAGATACTGGTACACAGGGACCAACTGGTCCAGCTGGAGGACCTACTGGAGATACTGGTACACAGGGACTTACTGGTCCTACTGGACCTACTGGTAGTGCATTCACAGATGGCGCAATTCATGCAGCAATTAGATCAGTTACGACAAATCAAACGATACTACCGTTTACTGTAGGGACTATTACTGTGCCGTATAATGGAACGATAGTCGGTTGGAAGATTTTTTCAGATGTTGCTGGAAGTTGTGTAGTTGACTTCTTAACGCAGTCGTACTCAGCATATCCTGCTGGAACATCTATTTTTCCTGGTACAAAACCTAATCTATCAGCTAATTTGAAGGGTCAAGCAACTGGACTAACTATTTCAATTTCTGCAGGTGATATACTTACTTGTGAATTGGTAAGCGTTAGCGGAGCAATGACTAGAATAGATGTAACTCTAATTATAACAAAATAATAATTATTAAATAATGGCAGTTAAATATTGGATTGGAGGAGCAACTACTTCTAATTGGATTGACGACACTAAGTGGTCACTATCGTCAGGAGGACCTAATGATACAACTGCTGCCGTTTCAGGAGACGATGCTTATTTTGATTCCTTTTCAGGTTCAGGTACAGTTGTAGTTACCCCAAATGCAGTAGCCACAAATATTTACTTTGTGCACCCAACTACAGGTAGTTATACAGGTACACTGCAAATGACTAATACTCTTACAGCAGTAACCAACTTTACGCTATCTGCAGCTATGGCTATCACCGGCACGGGAGCTTTATCCAAATCAGGTAATGGAGGAACATTTACTTCCAATACAAAAGCTTGGCCGAATGACTTTTTTACGCCGAATGGCGGAGGATGGGTAACAACATTCGGTGACAATTGGACTATCGGTGGCAGTATGATAGGAACCCTTAATAGTGTTACTATAAATGCTGCCGCTATGCGGACTATAACTGTTGGTGGAGGTATAAATACAGGAGCCGGCTATGGATGTTTAAATATAACATTCGTACTAAACGGAACAGGATCTATAGGTGGAGCCATAAGCGGTGCTACCATTAATATTAATTCGCCTCTTGGGGCAATTACATGGGCAGGAGTATCTCTTTCAAATTGCATACTTACATATACACAAGCTTTAAGCTTTACTGCTACTGGTGGTATTGTTGTTAGCGGAGTCAGTGTAACTTTAAATAATGTGTCCACACTTACTTTTCCATCAATAAGCTTTGGTGCATCTGGTGGACAGACACTTATTTTAAATTCCAATGCCAACACTGGTGCCTTAATTGTTAATGGAGCACAAGCTGGTGCAATAAATGGCGCGTTTACCTTGTTTGTGAGTGGAAACATAACTCCAACTAATGGGTTATCAGGAACAGCTACTATTGAAATGCTTGGTTCATCTAATGCAACGATTAGCGCAGGTAGTATTGGAAATAGTTTAACTATTAACAAATCTGGTGTCGGAACAACAGTTACACTCACTGGTGCGGTAAGCCAGGGAGGAGCAGGAAGGACATTAAATATAATTACAGGAAATAATCTAGTGCTTTCTTCTACTCTAACTGTGGCAGGAGGAACAGTACTTGTGCCAACTGGTAGTATCATTTCAGGCCCATCAAATCTTATATTGTCTGGAACATCTACCTTAGATGTTGCTACTGGTATTACTATATCAAATCTGGCAGTACAAAATACAATAACTGTTACCTTATCAAGAACTACGGTTGTTACGAATTATTCAAATTTAGGTGGCATTGTTACGTTCACAGCAGCAAGCGCTGCTGAGCTACAAGTAAATAATATAATTGTAGGCGCAGCTAGAACTGGAATGGGAACCAATACTACCTTTAGATTGATGGGTGGCACCTTTGCTACATTCAATTTTTCTGGAGCATGCGTGCTAAATACTAGTGCAACCATTACTGGAACAGGAGTAGGCGGCTCTGGCTTTGTTGCAAATGGAACCTCAAGTTTAAACTTGTCAGCAGGCACATTAGTTCTTCCTGTAATATCTGGTTCGTATAGAACAGGAACTGGTATCACTCAATCCCAAGGTCCTTTTACATTAAACATGGGCACAAATGAGATAGATTATTTTAGCGCATCTAGTGGCGGGTTAGGTAACGGCAGGTTGATTTTACAATCAGATTTAAAAATAAACAAGGTGTTTTATGGCGGTTCTTTTGGTACTTCAGTAACGGACAACGGTTTTAATATAATTGTAAAAGAATCCGTTTATTGGAAAAATGGTGGATTCGTAAGTACAGGCAAAATAATTTACAAGGGAGTTCCCTCTGGCACTGGTTTTGTAGGAACTGGTTATATTTCTGGAACAACTCTAACTATATTAACTGTTACAAGTGGAACATTAATACCGGGACAATATATTCACTGTCCAACTGACAGTGCGGCGGCTAATCTAATAAACACCATAACTACATTTGGCAACACATATACGGTAGTTACTTCGCAAACCGTGGGTTCAGCGGGATCGCCGGTTGTATTTTATGGGGATGGCGCGAATGCAGACCTAGGATCTCCGTATAGCAGCCCATCTTCTCCCCGTGGTGTATTAGAAATAGACGCTGACTCAAATAAAGTCTATTATTTTGGTGGACAATTTAACAGTGCTAACAGCGAATTGCGATATCTAAGTAGCAATACTGGAGACTTTGATGGTTCAAAAGCTGTAGTAACTCTTATAACTACAGGTACCATCGGTACAATTGATTTTCAAGGGCAAAGTAGTCCGACAAAATATATTGGAACAATGTTGATCGCCAACTATTACGGAGGGTTTATACTAAAATCGGATTTGTATGTAAATGACCATCAGGGAAACCTTGGTCTTGCGACGAGGATGCAGCAGGTTGGAGGTTCTTACAGTCTATATGTGATGCGTAATTTTTCGGTAGGTAATGGTACCTCGGCGCCTGATATTATGCAGCCAACAATTAGATTAGTTGGGCCACTACCATGCACATTCACATCCAGCTTTTTTATGGGAAACCTTATTATTGCTAAAGACAGCGGTACAGTAGTTACAGTAACTCAGAGTTTTACATACGGATATGCTACTCCGACTACAATGACATACACTTCAGGGGTTGTAAATTTTGGTGCAACCACAATGACTCTTAATGGTCCTGTTTCTATAATTAATCCTGTGACGGTTGGCAATTTTTCATTTAATAACATTTCAACGACTGCTGGAACTAGTGTTACAATTACGAATCCGATGACCATCACCGGAACGCTAACGCTTGGAGGAACAACTACATTTGCAGGAACTAGAGGATTTACTTGTCAAAACTTATCGTGCACAACAGCGTCATCTGTAATTACATTACAGAATGCAACTGCAAGTCCGTTGGCAGAATATACTATAAATGGTTTACTGACACTTAGTGGTGTATTAGGAGGAAGGATAACTTTACAGGCATCTGGTTCTGCAACATTTCTTGGCACAATTACACCAGTTGGTCAATTAAATTATATTTCAGGCACCATTCCTACTAGTGGCATGACACTATCACACGCAGCAGCACCAATGCCAAATGAGTTATTTCAATTATTACCAGCAAGACCAGTAATAACTGGTGGAGTATCACCAACATTTACGATTGCTCCGCCGGCCACTGGAACGATTGGAACACAATTTTCAATGCGAGCTGGATACAAAGCAAAGTTTACACTGGCAAATGGAGCAACTCAAAGTGTGAGTAATGTAACAACACAAGATATAGACAGTAGTGCTGGATTATTCATATATCCATTTAATTCAGTTGCTGAAACTGACATATTTAGAACTCTATATTGGGGAGAACTTCTTCCTCCTGAAAATACGGCAGTTGGCTGGTTAAGCGTGACTTAATCTACTTTATAAAAAGATTGAATATATTAATATTTAAGAAAAAACTATTGAATAATGGCTACATATACCGCAGCAGCAGGAGGAGGTAATTGGGATAACCCAACAACATGGGGCGGTGCAGGAGTTCCTACTACAGGAGATATTGTTTTATTTAATGCAACCTCAGGTAACGTTACTGTTACTTCAGGAGCGGTTTGTTCAGAAATAAATTTTAATTCAGGAACAGCTTATGCTGGCACAATAACATTTACAAACACATTGACCATCGCGGCGACTAGTGCTTTTTCAACTTCAGGAAATATAACGTTATCACCTGCCGTAGGTTTTACTATAGCTGGCTCGAATGGTATTCTTTGGACTAGTACCGGCGGATTATCTAGAATATTTACAAGTAATGGAAAGGCATTTAATCGCCCTTTTGTAACTGGTGGAAATGGAAGTAATGTAATAACATTAACAGGTGATTTTACAGTTTCTGACATTAACTCTGCATTCACTGGATTAAATGGTTCTAATTTAATAATTACTGGAAATGTGTCTTCTGCATCAAGCATAGCGGCTGGTACTTCGTCATGTATTCTTGCAGGTGTATTAACAACATGGAACTCTGGAGCAAGCCTAAATAGAGTTATTTTTAATTCAACTGGAACAATAACTATATTAGGTACAGTTGCGTGTTATACTTCTATTACATGGACTCAAGGAACACTAGTTACCACTGGTTCAACCATGGCAGTTCAAGTTATGACGTCTATATCGCTAGCCGGCAAAACTTTAAATAACATGTCGTTTTCATCTAATGCAACGACAACTACTGTTACTGGCGATTTTAATTTAACAGGCAATCTAACTCTTGGCGGTGGCGGTGGCGTGTTTAACGGAACAGGAAAAGTTTTTGTATCAGGGAATGTAATAGGCGGAGGAAACGGTGGGTCATTTACAATAGAAATGAATGGTACATCAAGTACAATTTCAGGGACTGTAAATCAACCCGTAATCGTAGCTACCTCAGGAACTATCACGGTTGGAACAAGTTGTGATATTGGAAATAATTCAAATTTAACATTAACCTCAGGAACTTTAAATTTAGCGAATAACCTTACTAGAAGAGGAGGAATTACTACAATATCCCTAGGATTCATATTAACTGGCTCTGGAAACTTAATATTTACTAATGTTCCAAATGGTGCAACTAATCATACATTTTTTAGTAATGGCATATCTTGGCCAAATTCAGTACAAATACTCCCTAGTAGTAATGTCTCAAATACTCTTACATTAAATGATAACTTAACAGTTTTAGGTAGTTTCACAACATCTGTTGGCACTAGCGGCGGCCAAGTTCAAGCGATCAATGGAAATAGCTTATTTGTACGAGGAAACTTAACTATAGACAATCCAACCTCTGGAACCACGAATATTTTTATTTTTAGTTCAGGAACGACTATATGGTCTGGTACTTCAAGACTTGGTAATAATTTAACTATTAATAAGACAGCTGGCAGTGTTACTATAAATGGGACAGTCTATTTCGGTAATAGTAAAACTCTAACCTACACTACAGTAAGTGGAACATTTACAACTACAGGATCGACCCTAAGAATACCTACATTAAGCGGTACAGTAAACTTAGACTTAAACGCAGCAGGAACAGGATTTAATGATTTCCAAATTGATCATACTAATAATAATAACACAAACGTAAATCTAATATCTAATGCTTCCTTTAGGAATGTTAATGCAAGTAATCCGGTCGGTGGCTCTAGATGGAGCAGTATTGACACTGCGACCGCCTCAACATTGAGTGTAAGAGGAGACTATACTCAATTCTCGGATACTAGAGGAAATTCAAAAATAATAATGGTTGGAACTGGTAATATTACAGCAGTTGGGCCGACTTCTATTGATTTTGAAATTAACTCGCCTTCAGGTATTATTACATTTACATCTATGACACTTGGAATTGGAGGAGCATCAAATAGGACATTAAAATACACAGCAGCTGGTGGTGGTTTTATTACAACAGGATCTACACTAACTGTGCAATTTGTTTATAATTTAGATTTGGCTGGAACCACATGGGGATCTCTTGTTACATTTTCTCAAAATAATAATCCAGCTACAATTACATTACTAAGTAACGCAACATTTTCAAGTATCGCGGTTACTGGTAGTGTAAGAGAAGCTGTGATAAACGGAGCAGCATATACTATTTCATGCACAGGCAATGTGTCTAATACACTAGGATTTGACCTTGGAGGAACGGCTACGCTGGCATTTACAGGTTCTTCAAATGCAACGTGGACGAGTACCGGTGGTTCATATAGTATGAATACAGTTGTAAATAAATCTGGAGTAGGTACACTAGTCACCGCAGGTTCTGCTTTAACCTGGGGAACAGCTAACCGATCATTAACACTAAATACTCTAGTTAATTTTTCTAATAACGCGAATACTTTCACTTTAAATAGTACTCCTTTAACAATTAATAATCCTAGTGCTAGTCAGTTTAATAATATGACTATTCCAAATAATACAACATTAAATATCAATGGGGCAACTACACCTATCGTAGGAACATTATCATTATTAGGTTCGGCTACCTTTGCTGGAGCATTCGGTTGGACTTGCGGAACATTTACGTGCACAACCTCTGGCTCAACTATCACACTACAGAATATAAATGCGAATCCATCCGCACAGTATACAATAACTAGTCAATTATCATTAATTGGAACATTAGCACAACGAATAATCTTACAAGCAGCAGGGTCAGCCTCGTTTACTGGTACAATTACACCAGTAGGTCAATTAAATGTTACCGCAGGAATACCGCCTTCGCCTGGAATGACACTATCACACGCAGCAGCACCAATGCCAGACGAGTTATTCCAATTATTACCAGCAAGACCAGTAATAACGAGTATAATCACTCCAGGAACTACTTTTGGAATTACGCCATCTGCCGCTGGAACGATTGGATCGCGATTCATGCGAGCTGGATACAAGGCAATATTTACACTGAGCTCCGGAGCAACACAAAACGTTACGTATGTAACAACGCAAGATATAGACAGTAGTAATGGGCTATTTATATTCCCAACACAGTCGGCTGCTGAGACAGATATATTTAGAACTCTCTACTGGGGACAACTTCTTCCTCCTGAAAATACTGCAATTGGTTGGTTAAGCGTGACTTAATCAAAATCCAATTCAATATCAAAATCTAGATATGAGTACTTTGCCTGAAAGACCTTCATATCAGGCGTGCCTGAACTGTACGATAACTTAAAGCCATCCTGTGACTTAAGAATAGGTCGCTTAAAGATTATCGATGCAACTAAGTACCCCTGATTATCTAATAGAGATAATCTAATTGGCGAAAAAGTTTGCTCTTTATTATCGAGGCTTAGGAAGTCTAGACTATTTTCTAGAAAGATAAAATAGTTTAGGTACGCATCTGTCATCTTAAAAGTTATTGTAAACTCTCTAGTAAAATTATCGATTACAGGTATAGAGTTCTTGAACTCTTGCTTCTTTCCAAGTAGTCGAGTCTGCTGAACTTGATTCATCTGCCAGCCTGGAAAATCTATCGTCTGGATAGTCGCTGACATAAAATCGCCAATCGTATCGTACGGCAAGATTAGACTCTGATAGTATTTCTTATACTTTTCCTGTACTCGAGCATTAAAGTAATCTGGTGGAAACGATAGGATAAATCCATTCTGCCGTACGTTTAATAACATGTTATTTACCTACTTTTTTTACATTTGCCCAAGACTCTGTTCCTTCTTCCAATATGACGTATTGTTTAAAACTTAAAATGCTCATTTTTATTCTAGTTTTTTATTATTTTTAGGGTAAGATCACCGGTCCCTTTGATAAGTCTATGCCAGACTCCAGAAGGTATACTCACTTCTGAGTTTAATCCAATTGGCAAGCAATCTTCAGTTTGTAATTTCCAATCAGTAACCTCAGTAGAAATGATGTGTCTATCTTCTACATCACGGTGCCACTTTAATTCAACCGGATCAGTCGTTTCACTAAATCTTCTAATTACCTGATCTCCAGAAGTAGAGTCGCTGTATATTTTGCTAGTTTGTTCCATATCTTTGCATATTAATCCAGTTCTTAAAGGCAATCGGAGTTAGGCCCTTTTGGTCGACTCCTTTATCTCTAGCCATGTGCTGAACAAAGTCAATAACATCAACTGTTGTTGCATAGTCCATAACAGGATCGCCTTTAAGAGCATCAAGAAGATCAGTAACAACTGATGTTTCGTAAAAAGTAACATTATAATCTTCATCGTCATCTAGACCACCCATTGAGCCAACACTAATCTCATCGTCATCTAAGAAGAAATAGAGTCGATCTTCATATTCATCTCGATCTTCATGAACTACAATTTCTCTATCTCTATTCGTTTTAAATTTTTGCAGATATGCGATTACTTCATTATCTGTTAGCCACTCATCATTTATTTGTAGAGTGTCTAGGATACTGTCAAATTCTTCTACCCAATCTTCTGTGCCAATATACCATGTGAAAAATTCATCAACTGTCATCTGCTTGCCTTCTGAGTTAGAGGTAGCACTCTTCTTCAAGAAATTAAAGTTTTCCCAAACCGCAAAGCTGTGTATGTACTTTTTCATTTTTTCTTTATTTTGTTAACTGCCTCATCTATTTTAGGATCAATGTTCTCGATTAAATCTTTTACTATTCTTACTGCTTCCTTAGCTGCGGCTATCCCCATTTTTTTATCTTCATAGTTAAAGATAACATTATACTCGCCCTTCTTCTTAGTTTGGCGAGTTCGGCCAAATCCAGTGTCGTGTCCAGCAAGAGTCTGTAATTCAAGAGCAATATGCTCAGCAATATGACCTAGCCAGGTACCGCGCTTAACTCTAAAGAAGAAGCCATTCTTTCTACCTTCAGAACATCTATGTTCTTTCATAGATGGAAGATACTTTTTTATATTTTGGTAGAAATTAGGAATCTTGCTAGATGGAAACTTTTCCCACTCACCTAGATCAAGGATCATGTGTACTAGTTTATCTTTACTATCACTCCATTTATTCTTACCTTCAATCGTACTAATCTTCACTATCTTTAAGTCAGATACTTCGGGTAGCTTAATTGATTTGCTTTCAAATATTCGATATGTTAGTATATGTTTCATTACCAAAAACCGGGATAAGTTTTACCGCCCCAAAGATGGGCATATCTATTGATTCTACATGCCCAATAACCAGCAGTTAATCTATCTTTTTTCTCTGCACATCTGTGTCGAGCTGCAAATGATTTTCTAGCTTTTGGATTTGAAACCTTTGCAGTAAGTCCACCATGTACATCACCAAAAGAGATTAATTTTACTCGCCCAGTCTTGGGATTCATTACATACACATGGTACTTTTTAGCACCGCCTCGCATGGGTTTTCCAAGAGTAACCTCCCTTCCGCGGTAATCTGCCTCGTCCAATACTTCAAGAGGAAGATCTAGAGGAACGGCAGTTCCGCCATACTCTCCAACCTTACCTAGATCAGTATTCAAGAATAGCGCATGGTCTATCTCACCAAGCTTGATCTTATTTGATTCAAATAGTGTTCTTGCCTCAGTTAAGATACGCATGTGCGCAAAACTTCCAGGTCGATATACTGACTCTGCAATCGAAAGATTTCTTTCAACATGATACTTTAGTTCATCTGAAATCTGAATATTCTCTCCAATAAATTGGGTAAAACTTTTTATTCTTGTCTCCATACTTTATTTATTCGCTTGGTGGAAAATCAGGATCAATCCAAACATCATTGAGTGGTGCACCAGAGTCCGCTTGTGATTGGCGTAGGTTAATTTGATGAATAGTATTTCCTTTGTAGAAGGTAGAGTGATCATCGAAACTAGGAAAATATGTCTCAATATCTAGGCTGAGACTAATAGTAACTTTATTGTCATCAGTATAGCTAAATGAGTATAGCTTTTGAAATTCTGCAGTGTCTGGAAAGGTGACCTGTGCTGGTATTCTGGTTCCTCTAAATTGAAAATATCTCACCTGATTCTTATAGTAAAAATCAAATATCTTTTCAAGTATCTTAAATGTCTTATTGATATTGTCACTCTCGATCTTTACTGAGTATTTTAGTGCCATTGGTAGGACAAATAGTCGCGATGAAAATGCCTTTAACTGTCTTTGATCATTCTCATCCCTAACCTCTTGATTAAAGGTACCTCGGATAAACTTATTCGTAATATCAGTAGACTTTATCTGGAAACCAGTGAGAGTAACTACTCCACGAGGCATCTGATCATAATTTCCTTCAGCATGATTTGGATACTTACAATCAGTAGGTAATTCCATGAAAAAGTCTTTCATAAATCCTTCGTCCCCTCCAAAATTATAGAAGAATGGAATTTCATGTTTAGTAACCACATCTCCACGCTTAAGATCTATAATTACTTCACGATTAAGTAGATCAAGTAGAGAAAGAGTTGCATTTCTTAGAAAGATATCTTGAGTATTTTCATTTCTGATATTTTCATTATTTGTGCTCTTCATGGGTATTATCTGTTTTTTGCAATATATGGAAGGTTTACTTGTGGTCTGCAGTTATCGATTAGGAGTAACATCGATTCGTCCTTTATAAATTGTTGACTTAGGATAAAATCGTGTTGCTCCTCCTTTATCATCGTATTGAATAGTCTTAGGTTGGTTATCAATAGGTTAGAGGTTGGTAGAGTGTAGTATTGATCGATCTCAAAATCAACTGGTGTTATTGAGCCAATACTTGATAGTACTGATCTAAACATATTGTGATTTATCATGTCACTAGGATCCTCCTGTATTGAGTACACATATGCTCCACACTGACTGAATTCATTAGATATTGAAATCACTAGAGCATGCCATACTGCACTTGTAAAATTAACGATAGTATAGGTCTTTACTTGTGAATTTAGCTTAACTGTGATGGTTAGGTCTCCCTCCGGCTGAGCATTAAAATATCTTACGAACTGTGCTGAGATATCGAGTCCAGCTTGGGATTCATTATCGTATCCATTTATAAAATTTACAATGGTGCTTGTCGAAGGAACATTAAATAGGCACGTAAAAGTAAGATTTTTAGTGTCTACTCGATTGAATCGAGGTTGAGCTGAATAGACTACTGCTGACTCTCTAACTTTAAATTTAGCAAAAGTATCTAGGCCAACGGTATCAGTTAAGATATTTCTCTGTGTCTTAAAGGTAAGGTCTCGATATGCCTCAACCCTAAGGTATCTCCCAGAGGAGGATTGGCCAATATTATTGGGAATAGTATCGAATGGTCCACGAACTCTACAGAATAGTGTGCTTGTTCCTTGATAGTTTTTATCATTTGTGATAAGAGCATTGCTTTTCCATGCGGTGTAGATCTCACTTCCTTGATAGGCAAGTAGAACATCATTCTCCTGGATAATCTTAGAGTCAAGGTTAGGTAGAGTCACAACATTCATGCTTGTTGAAAGTGGCGGTGTATCAGTAGTAGTCTTAAATGATAGATCAGAGAGAGGAATCGTACCTAAGTCATAATAATTCTCAATTAAGCTTGCAAAATTGTAAGTATACTTAAGAGGTCTAGTTGTAACTTCCGGATGAATTGCTCTTCGGGAAGAGTCAAATGTTGTTGAAATTGTGGCGTACTGTTTTGGCATAGTCGAGTCTGCAATATCTGCCTCAACTTCATCTTTAAATAGTTGCTCTGCACTTAGGATAACATTATCTAGAAAGTGTCGAGTTTCGTCCTGTAGAAGCATATCGATATTCGGATTGTACTTCTTAAGTTGAATCTTCCAAAAGGTTGGAGCCATCATCAATCCTCTGTGTAGATAAGATCCCTGGATCTCAAACATCCTGTTAATTAGCGGAAAGTAGAGAAAATCTCTCTTTCTAGGTTCAGAGTTAACTCCAAAAATAGATTGAAAATACTTATGGTCAAGATGAATCTCAAAGGGTAATACAAAATCCATTCCAAAATCAGTGTACTTTGGAGCATTGCTTGGAAATGCATTTTTAGGTACCATCACCTTGATACACTGTCGATCCACATTCTTGTAGAGTGTCCACTCTTTGAAAACGTAATCTCCACTGTCTGCCTCAGGTAAGGTTCTAAAGTAGACTACCTGGTGGCCATATAACTGGTTTGTGAAATAGGACATCTCCTGGTACATGCCAACTGCACTGCCAACTTCATATGGTCTAAAACTAGGATCACGATTAGAGATGATTGAGGTACACTTTTCGTCTGAGCAGATAACTACTGGAGAATAAGTATTTTGAGTAGTACCTGCCTGTAAAAATCTTAGCTTGATCTCGTTGATCTGAATGATCGTCCCTAGTTCACTATTAGTTCCATTATCATATTCATATTTAACTTCAAAGTAGAAGGGGTCTGCCTTATCCAGAAAGATCGTGGCAGCATCTCCAAGATTAGTTGGAGAAACTTCGTACCACAGCGACCAGTCTAGTCGATTTCTAGAGTATCTAAAATATCTCTTAAGATTGGAGAGATCTAGTGCATCTGGTGAGGTAAGCATAATATCCTCCACAAAATCTGTGAATTCGATAATTCCTGAAACGGGTTCAGCTGTCGAAAATATTCGAAAGTTCTTACTAAAGGTTAATGAATTCTTTTGCGGATCGATTAAGAGCTTTACAGTAGTTTTTGCCATTATACTAGAAAGTATTCGTTTATTTTATTTATTTAGAAACAGAAGGCTAAACTGATAACAACTATTTTAGTAAAATAAATAATAAAAAAGAAAGATATTTTGAAGAGTAAATTTATATTAGATCCGCTGTGGATCACCAAGGCAAACTATTTAGACGCTGAGTATTTCAATTATATCCTCTTAGATGCAAGCTTGAAGTACAAGAAGGAGATTGAGCAGGACAATATTGATAGATTCTATGAGGTGCTGTTTCATCTACTCAACCTAAATAACCTGGCAGTTAAAGGAAACATGTTTACTGCTAAATTTAAAGAGATCTGGAAAGATACACATATTACCCAGATTAGAGAAGACCTAAAGAATCTATATAGTATCTCAGAAAACACTGCGGGTATCTTTAAGAATGCGAATTTTGTCTTCTTAAGTATCTTACTAGAATACATGGAAATTCATCTAGATATCCTGGATAAGGTAAAATTATTCTATATTAATCCAGTAATCCACAAGGAGAAGGAGATCTTTATACTAACGAATAATATCGGCTCCACTGAATACACAATTTGGAAATTGGCTGAGGATCCGAAGAAAGATTTTGGTTACTCGTTTGCTAAGATTCAGAAGGTGACTCTTCCGGAGATAAAGGAGAACATGTTCAAGGCAGAGCTCGATAAACTAGATGACCCTAAATTGAAGGCAATTTCAGGTAAAGTAAATCTCTGCTTTGCAGTTATCCAAGAGAAGGAGGACGAACGTAAAGTCGCCAAGGCTGTGAAGGACGTGATTCTCCTAAACAAGGGGATCGCTAAGAATATTAAGTTTGAACCAGTAATCATAGGTGAACTCTACAATCACCTATGGATGGAAAAACTTATGCCTTTTACGCTAGACCAGTGGGTATCAGCTGACTAACTTATCTATACGATTGGATAATTTGTTCAATTATTAGTATTATCATCTAATATTATAGATATTGTAGTATTATCCACCAACTCCAGTATAGATGATATAGTTCATTGCTATATACGGCTGCATAACACTGAATGGAGTCGGTGTAGCTAGCATTCCTTGAGTAGCACCGTTACCGACTGTTCCAGTAAATCCACTATTTGGGTGAACGTGAGCACCAGTATAATTTGCTCCAGCAGTAGTTGTGAGAGTGGTATTTCCAAAATCAGTAGACGCGTTTCCGGTATTATGTCCACTCCCTCCAATGTAAGCAGCAGTTACTTGATGGAAGTGGGGTCCGCTGGAAGCAATGTTGATTGTTGCACCATCTCCAATTGCATTATGCGTGTGCCGAGGTAGGTTACCAATAGCAAGTGAAGTTCCAGTTGCACCTCCAGTAAATCCGACTGGACTAACTCGAGGATCTCCTGACTTGAATCCGACCGGTACTCTAACTCGTAGATCCGGTACTCTAAACTGACCACCAGATTCGCCGTATAGTGTACCATTATCAAGAGCAGCGTATAAATCAGAATAAAGAGTTTTACTTTTTAAAGTACCATCACAAATAAACCATCCAGCTGGAGCAGCTGTTCCAGCAAAGGGTACAACTACTCCGACTGGAACTAGTCCAGGAACATCAATTCCTCCACCGAATGAGATAGAACCGTCTACTTTTAAGTTACCTCCAATATTAGTATCACTACGAACATTTAGAGAACCTCCAATATTTGCGTCTCGGGTTACATCAAGTTGATCTGCTCGAAGAGATTCAATATGCGCTCCTCCAGAGTAGATTCCATCAAAATCTACTGCAACTAGAGTAGTCGCATTTGTTGTTGTACTTGTATCTTCAACTGTTGCAACATACATGTGTTTACCGATAATTGTAAATCTACCTGCAATACTAGTTAATACAAGATCTTTACGATAAACTTGAGTGACAGAGGTAGGTGAAGAGGTTGCAGTATTATCGAATCCTCCAGAAATATCTAGTTTAAATACGTATGAATTAAACCTAGAGTTACCAGTAGTTGCGAGTACATATAAACTATTTCCAAACTGCTTAATATCTAGAATCTCAGGGTTATTCTCTCCACCTGGAAAAACTAGAGTAATCGTTTGTAATACAGCGTATGTATGCATACACTGACCGAATCTATCTAGTCCAATGCTTGGCCTAGCTAGATTAAGTATTTGTACAGTATCACCATATCCTGCATAAATATATTTTTCATTTGCAGTAATTGCGCCACGTTTAGATAGTGCAGCGTATGTTCCAGGCGCTGTAACATTTCCATTATCTAGTGAACTCGCGCCTTGACCTAACCATTCAAGTGATGTCGGCTGATCTACCCTAAAAGTACTGACTCTAACTTCCCAATCACAATTATTATCTAGTGTTTGTCTCCAACTTAAACATACAGCAATATCATTAATAATCTCCATATCGAGCATAGCACTCTTATCATATGGTGTGGTCAAATACTCATTTGCTGTACTCTCAATGTAAGGTGCAGTTGGGTCGCTAATATCAATTGATGCAATTCCTCCATCATAAATTCCAGGAAAACCTAAGTACGTTCTAAGCGCATTAATATATAGAGCATTCCGTGCAACAATTGCATAGTTCCCTTTTATTTTAATACGATATGAACTATCTAATTCTCCAGGTTCAGTTGTTCCAAGAGTGGATCCGGCCATTTCACCTTCACCAAGCCTAGAAACTTTTTCTAGACCAGTATAATTAAAAGAATTTAATTTAAGTACTTGAAAATAGGTTTTCTCATGACTTGCGTCAGAGTTTATGATATCGCCATTTAATCCATTTACTACATACGCATATTCACCAGCAATGGCAATATCTGATGCACCGGGACCAAATGGTTGTGTTGCGCCATTATATGTATTTTGACAAGGAGCAGATGTTCCACCAGCAGTGCGACCATCAAATCTAGAATAGGCTAATTGAAATTCAGAAATAGGATTATTTGGATTTTCAATAGTAAATTTATTAAAGTATCCATACACTGCTCCGAAAATATTGACGGGATAAGGTACACCTGAAACCGTATATATTGTATTGCCGTGCGATGCAATTCCAATATGTCCTCGGTGTGCAAGAGGTGCTCCATAATCAGAAATCTCTTCATTAACTTTTCTAGGTTGAGTTGTTGCTAACTGGATAATATTTCCACCATCTTGATAAACTGGCCTATCTGCTAAGATTGCAGCAACTCCTGCACCAGCATCTAATAATAAGTAGGATTCTGTACCAGCATTAGTAACATACCCTGTCTCTAATGGAAAATCTCCAAGGTTTATTTCAAAATCATTAGCTAGTCCAATATTTGCATTTAAGAAGGATTCACGAATATTTCTAAATAGTAGACCATCTGATTTTACAGTATTAACTGTTCCAACAAGTTCGTCTAGTGCGTACTGTGATCCAATAAACACTTCGACTCCTTCTTTTAGAAGGCTGCCATCGTACTTTGAAGAGATAAACTGGAACGCTGAGTTTACCGAACGCACGCTAGATGCTTCGCCAGATGGAACATCTAGCGAAAACTGAGCTATATTATAGTGATTAGCCGCTACCTGCAAACTTGGAGTAATTCTAGAGAATTTCATCTTAAAATTCTCATTAATTTGGGTTAACTTAGGGTCTGTTCCATCTGAGTATAGTGAACCTAGTTCAATTGCATATCTACCAAATGTGTCTAGTGCACCACTTATACCAGTATGATTCATGTAAATGGATAACAATGAAGTATATAGGTCTTTCGTACCAATATTTGTACCAAGAGAGTTTGGATATATTGGACCATAATCAAATCCATTTACAGCAGCAGCTAATGTATCTTCATCAAAGTTGCATAAGAATAGTATATCATTTGTTGAATCACTTTTACGAGTAACATCAAATAACGCATCATCTCTACGATTAAATACGATGAATCTGTCATCATTTGGAGATCCAATTCCAAGTCCTCTATTAAATGGGGAAGGTGAAGCAGATAAGTAATTATCAATAATTGAGGTTAAGTTAAATAAGAAGTCCCAGCCAGTTCCATTATACTGCCATACTGCAAACGACTGAGAATCAAGATAAAAATCGCCAGGTAGAAGATCAGGAAATGTGCTTGGAGCTCCAGGGTCTCCGATATCTACAAACCATGCATTTCCACGGATTCCTTCTGGACCAATAATTCCAACTGGGCCGGCCGCACCTTCGATTCCAGAAAATCCACGTTTTCCTTGGTCTCCAATACCTAGGTCAAGTAACTTATTAAAGTTAAAATTTATCTTATCGACAGTTATTGCCTGGTCGTCAGCAGAAAACAGTTCCTTCAGGTTTATTCTAATTGGCATAGTTAGATAAATTTAATTTTTATCTTTGGGCTGATGTTTGTACCAGCATCAAGAGATTTTTGAATGCTGAAATTTAAGATCAGTCTATCAGACTTATTTATTTGAACACTTTTTAAAATTGAGTATCCTAGTGTAAAGCGATCTTTATCATTTAGGAATACAAATTCAATCTTATTACTATTTTTTACTTTTGTACTCGAAGAAAGAGTAGCGTTTCGCTTACTGTAAAATTCAGTAGACTCAACTTCGTATAACTTAAGTATATTTAGTATTATATACTCTCGAACGTAATTTTCGATACTTTCAAAATTTCCAATAAATTCACTAGAATTTACAAGATATTCTTCAAACTTTTGTTTAATTCCATCGGATATTAAGTATGAGGTTATCACATTACTTAGATTAATATATCCATCTAGTGTATTTGCACCCTCTTTTGCAACCATCTCAATTTGAGTAAGGTCAACCTCACTTAATTGTTGGTTTTCTGAAAGAAGAACAAGATTAAACTGATCAAGTTCAATTTCTGCAGGTAAGATTACTATTTTTCCTAGGAAACTCTCATCCTCTTCAACTCTAATTGATCCAGCAACAGGAAGAGATACTGACTTTGAAGAATATTTTCGATGGAACCCCCAATCCCAATTGCTTGAGAGTAGAAAGTAGTCCAGCTGGCCAATTGCTACTTCATCAATCTTTGGATAGACTGGTAGATATGCAGCATCTGACTCTAATTCTAAAATCTTAGTATCGGCTACTTTGATATGATTAAAGTTATTGAGTGTAAGTAGATTTGCAATATACGTATTTAGTTTAATATTTCCCAACTTAAGATCACCGATCTTATTTTTATTGAATACAAAATTTGATCTACAATAGAGAAGATCTCTGGTAATCGGTTCGTACTCTCCTTTGTATCTATTTAGAGCTATGTCATTTGCTAGATTAGCTTTTTCATAAGTATACGAAATAATTTGATCAAAAGAGTATTGAGTAGGTCGATCATCATCAATATTTGTAATTAATTGATTTTTCTTATCTACTTGCGACTGGTCTGGAATCTCTAAATATAATTTAGGATCAGTATTTAACACGGGTAACCCTAACTGATCTAATGAGTATGATTCATATTCAATTACTGGATTTAGCTCGTTTACGTATTTTTTAAATTTAGCAAATGATATTTTTTCTATTAGTTTTTCAAAGTATTGTTCACCTCCAGTGATCACAGAAAAATTTCTTCCAGTATTACCTAATGGAAATGGAATAGTATTATATACAGAAGTGTATGGATATGTTGCAATCGGTTGAACTGCATAGAGAGATACACCTGGAGTATACGATAAGAAATCATCAGTTGATCCAATAATCGGATTAGAATTATTTGTCTGACCGGCTCCATCTATTGTATCAATTATAAAGATTTGATTAATTACATTAACAATACCAGTAATGAACTTTCCTTCATTTGGTAGAATTACTTCATCAGATAGGAGAGATGGATAATTTGATATATTTGGATTTATTGATTTTCCAATTGTTGAATTTATTGTATTTACACCAGTTACACTAAATATATCTAGATTTGAAGATAGCTTAACATTTGAAAAATTATTAAGAATATTATTAAACTTCTTATGCTTTAACGAATAGAGAGTAGTGTGCGTGATATTTGAAACATCAGTAACCTGATCAAATTTGATACGATAGTCACCATTCACTGTTTGGAATGGAAGAGATGCTCCAAAATATCCTGGATCAGCGAAATATATTTCATTTCCACTTGTTCCTAAAGGGTCATTTCCGATAGAGGTAAACATCGCACTAAATGGATAAGTATTCCAATAAGTATCGATTTGATCAAGAGAGCCTAGCGCAATTTCAATAACAATAGTTATGAATTTGTAGTCAGTGTGCTCAATTACTCGATACTTTATAGGAGGTTGAGTTATATCTGTAAATACTTCTTTTACTGGTTTTAGAATACAACTAAATTTATAATTTTCAAATCTTGAAGTATCTTTCTTAGCTACAGGCTTGCCGTCTTCTCCTAGAACACCAGAATTAGTTACGTCCTTGAGTAGAAGTTTAAATCCTTTAAAGAAGGTCTCATACTGTCCAGCAATATTTTTAAATACTGACGAATATCTAAACTGGGTTGGCGCAACATCAATTTGTTCACCATGCACATTTATTCCAAATGCTGGAGTGTATGTAAAGTACTCTATAAAATATTCTGGCTCACTAAGTAGTCTAGTAATATCTAGAGGAATATCAAAATAGTAATTATTTAACTTCGATGTATCAATATCATTTAGATAGTTGAACTTGCTCTCAATATAGTACCACTCATGTGTAAAATTGTTAGGATTTTGAGAACGGTCAGTATGGTCTGGTGAAAAGTTATTTCTTCCAAATACGAGTTCAGTATTTAATCTGTAAGGATTATCTCTTGAATCAAAACCATTCTTAATTCTCCACTTTGTGATATACGGAATAATCTTTGAGCGTAGCGCAAAATCTGAACTTTCGTTTTCTTTATAGAAATCATATTCAGTATTTGTTAGACCATTTAGATATTTTTCTCTTAAATTAAATGAATCAGTATCCTCTTGTGGAATAACTTTTGCAGGATCCTTAAGTATTGAAAAACCTGTAAAGTCTTTAAGCTCCTTATTCTCATCATTGATTGGATATGTTAGTTTAGATCCACTCGATCCATCTGAATAGTAAGAAACTAGCGGATTTCCAGAAACAATAGAATATTTAGTAAGTTGGCTTACAGTAAACTGGGTGCCATCTACTAGAGGAACTAAATCTCCATCAATTAAGATAGACCCGCCAGTAACTCTATAATCTACACCAGACTCAAGAAGATCAACTTCACTTGGAATATAATAATTCTGGTAAAGATCAATTACTGGAAAATTTAAGTAATCACTCGAGTAAAAATCAAAATCAATATCTTTTATTGGAAAGAGTGAAAGTATTCCAAATTCTGGTCTAAATTTTCTTCGAATTAGAAACTGTGTATACGAAATAGAAGGAGTCTCTTCCTCTTCTAAAACAAGAACAATCTTTTCAGTAAATTGCTGAATTGCTTTATCTTGAGTAGACTTTAGAATTTGATTTTCTTCTGTAACTAGATCAATATATTTTGAAACTTTCTTAATTTTTGACCAACCTGTAGTTGTCTTAATTAATAGATTATCGAATTGTTGTGTAATCTTATCTAGGTGATCCTTGTCAAGTACTAGACGATTGCCTGTAGGTTTAGAGCCACCTGCAAATGTGAATATATTTCCAATAAGATCAGTTCCACTGGAGTCATCTAGTGAAACCGCAGAGTACACATTTAGAGGAGAGTTAAATGATATCTTGTGTAAGTTATCAAAATCTCCAGCGGAATTACACTTAATAAACACATGGTCCTGATATGCATACGCTGTAAATGTTCTATTTCTGAAATTATTAATACAGTTTGCGATCGCACCGCTAATTTCAGATTTTAAACCTGTCCCATTTGCATAAAATACGTCATATCCTACGATATTATCAAGGTCATTAAATACGTAGTAGTCACCAGGTTTTGGAATTAATGAATAGTTGACAGTTGTTGTAATAAGATCATATTTTCCATTTGCATCTGATCGAGTACCGTCTGGATAGTATATTTTAAATGAGTCAGCTTGCGCAAGTTCAGAGTTTATCTTTATTGCAAAATGAGTAAATCCACTAGAGTTACTTACAAACCCAGTATCCTGTAAGAAGATATCATTGCTTGGACCAAATAGAGTTGCAAGGTCGATTCTAGTATCGCTTAGTGTCAGTTTACCAACACCAATATCTTTCGCAGAGAACCCAGAAGCTAGTGACAAGGTTGGTGTAGTCAAGAGAGTATACGAAAAACTCGTATCTGAAATCTTAGTGATTATAAAGCTACCTGAGTATTCAACGTCACTTGAGTTAACAATTATTAGATCGTCTGTTTTAAAATTATGAGACTGTCCAGTAGTACTCGTGGCAGTAACAGTTGTTCCAGAAGAAACCATATCTATGCTTACCTCTGGTGAAAGATTGATTGAGTATGGATTATCTAGTTTAGGTAAGTGTAATTTACCATCTCTATCAGTTAAGTAGTTAAAATATAGAGATTCAGAATCTGTAAAGATATCTGAAAATTCTGTCATATTAAATGCAAGATTCTTGTAAGGGATAACTACACCTGTTAAGTTTTCCTGGTTCAGGGTAGTCTCGTCGGATTCATAATATTCACGACGTAATCTTGGAGTATTTGGCCAATTTCCTCTCTCAGAATATGCACGGTTAAGATCAATATCTAGTTCAGAAAGTTCTATTGCATTTACATAAATTCCTAGGTACCTGTTTATCTCATAGTTTTCAGAAGAGTCATCGTTAAAGATAAACTCAAGATTCAAAATATTTGGAAAAATTACTCCATTTCTCTCGTACCCCTTAGTGATAGTCTCTTCAAATGCCTTTAGTGGAGTAGATTCAGAATATTGTGAGTATAATAATTCTCCTCTGTTTCCAAGGGTACCTGCATTAATTACAATTCCATTCCAGGTAGTGTATTCAGACTCTTCAAATGACACGGTTAGAGGGCTTACTGGAAAATTTGAGGCGTTTATATAATTACGAATAAATTTTCCAGGAACAGAATCTTCACCTAGATCAAATGTTTTTATGATTGAAGCATTCTTAAATAGATCAAGTAAATATTGTACTCTAGATTCACTAGCTTCATAATTTTGTTTAGATATATCTGATGTATAATTCAGAGGATCCTTTATCTTAAGAACAACAAAATATCTTGGCAATTGCTTCTTTAAATATATTGGAGCAAAATATGAAAGTCGTTCTTCATACTTATTTGAAGGAAAATATTTGATTCCACTAAAATAGTTTGAAAAATCAAACTGATCCTTAAGGTCCTTAGAAGTTTTACTAGTATCCACCTTTTCTGAAAGTCCAAATATAATTTCATTTGGAGTCTCTCCATTTTTGAAGAAACGATAGATATTTGCAGCTAATGAATGATCTGGGTCAATTGGAAATCTTGAATAGTCATCCTTTGCTAATTCAAGATTTGCATTAATTGAGTCAAGCCACATTTTACCATCTTCATTAATTGTCAGTTTAACGTTTCCAGTTAATTTAGGGTTAGTTCGAACTAGTTGAAAACTTGAATCATCACTAAGTACTCTAGTATATATTAGATCTTTTATCATCTATTAGAATTTGGTGGGTTTGCCTTTTGCTTGAACCAATGGGGCATCTAGTGATGTTTCTTTAGTGTATTGTGCACTAACCTCAATATCGAAAGAAAAAGGAGAATCATCTTTTATGATAATATCTAGTCCCATCTTCTTTTGATACTTTATGTTATTTAGGGTAGAACCAAATCGGTATCCTCCAATATATCCCTGACGATCTGAACATCTAAATTGAAATATTATAGGAATATTTATTGCATTGTCACTACCTGTACTTATTTTTTTACTTGATCTTGATGGAAAGTTTCCTTCTACTGAAATTGCCTCATAATTTAGAGGAAACATGTATAAGTAAGATCCACATGTATACTTACCAATTAAGTATGCATCATTTGGAATAAATCCAAGTTTAATTGGATATTCACTATCATCTCGAGTTGAATCGTCAACTGGTATGACTGGTGTTACTCTGGCAGCTTGCTTGTAATATTTTACTCCAAATGCATTAGTATCTTCAGCAACAGACGTCTCAAAATGTAGAGAATGTGCAAACGGAAGGGTTGCCTGCAGAGTTGTTGATGTGGGTATTGCATCTATAAAAGTTGGTCTAAATGCATCAATTAGCGAAAATGCAGTATCAAAAGTAGCCCCATAGTCTTTTATTTTTGGATGATCTTTACTAATACAAAACTCAGTTAAGTATCCACCGCCAATTGGGGCACCTGCGGTAACCACACCACTCCAAACTTTAAGATTGGTTACTGCGCCTGGATATGGAAGCTGTGGATCAAATGGTAGGTAGTGACCCCAATTATAAGGTATATTTGGAATAGTATTATTTGCTCGATATATGTATGCTGAGTCAACTGAATAGGGTGTAGAATCACTAGTCTGTACGTAAACTTCTTCAGAGAGTCCGTAATTTTTAATTCTATTATAGATGTATTGACTCTTTACTTGACCAGATTGATTACTTGGAATCTGTTTAAAATCTCCAATAGTAGGCACTTGATTTTTATTTACACCAATTGGAACAGTATCGTATCTTCTATTTACATGGTAATCGTTGTCTGGATTAGCAACAGGATTAGAGATATCTGCAGCTTCACTAATTCCTCCAAATAGTAGAGAAATTAATTCAAGTTGAGTGGCTGAGGTATTTTGAATAGAAACAACGTACTGTTTAGTTATAATTCTACCCTCATTGTATACAGTCGTTCCTCCAGTAGTATCTTTGATAAGATCTCTATAGTATCCAGCAAATAGACTAATAGTATCACCATTTACAACATCTGTAACATTACCGTCTGGGTCAATTATGCTTACTTTGATAACCCCTTTGTCTATAGAGATTGCCTGTTGAATACTCTCTACTGTAGATTTTAAACTCTTAAGCTGTTCAAATAGATCAATTACATTTCCTTCACTAGTAAAGAAACCACTTGAAATATCTTGGGATTTATGCGCAAAGAATCGTTCACCAGTAGTAAACTGATTTGCAAGGTGAGTATCTAATCCTCTAGAGATAAGACTCTTTTCAAAGTCTAATCGAGTTTTATCAGCAAATGTTTTTTGGGAAATTACCATTGCCTCTTCCTCAGAAGATATATTTTCTGGAAAGGCAACCTGTACAGGATTTGACCACTCTGACTCTACTGGATTATCTGGCCAGCCAGCTTCAGATATTGATTTTACTTGAATTTCAATAATTTCTCCTTTACGAATAACTATTGCTAATTGATTTGTATTTACTTGATCTGAATCAGATACATTTTCATCTACCCAATTGTATAAACCAGTGGTTGTGTCTAGTTCTTTTACTCTAGGCTTAGTTAACTCTTCTGTCCATGGAGAGAAAGTAGCAGATTTCTTAGTACCATCGGTATCTAGGAAAGTCTGTTGTTGAGCACTTGGCTGAGTTCCAGTTCTACTAAGATATCTGTAACGATATTTAAACTGGACAACCTGCTGTTTTCCATAAGTTGTAACGATTGGCGCAGGTATTTGCCAAAATCCTCTAACTCGATACTTCTTCTTATTTACAAACTGTGGAGTTGTTGAGATTTGAAGAGTAAGGTTAGTTACTAGAGTAGAAAGAGTAACAGTCTTTTCATCACGATTTTTCTGAACCTCAGCCAACTGCTTCTGTAAACGTTTTGACTCCTGTGGAGTCTTAGAGACAGTTGTAATATTTGCCTTAAGTTCATCAATCTTTTTACTTAATTCCTGAAGTTCAGTTTCAGTACTTGCCTTCTCCTTAATTGTATCAGTTAGTGTCGTGATATTCTTATCATCTTGAATATGTCGATCTACTTGAACAACAGTAAAGTTGCTAGTATCAAGCGCTGGAGGAGCAGGAATTGCTGCAACAATCGCAGGTAGTTTCTTCTCCTTTGCAAGGTTTAAGAGGATAAGTCCAAAATCCGATACGAAATTTGTATAGTAATTTTCAAGAGTAGTTGTTGTACTATCTGGAAGACCTATAGTTAACTCATTAGTAAAAACAGTTAGTCCATTTGAAAAGTCATCAACTGTTAAGTTTTTAGCTTTACTAATTGGACGAATAAAGATTATTTGTCTCTCATTAAATCCAACATTTATCTTTAGTTCAGGAGATCTAAATGGACGCGGCTTAATTCTAAGACCCGCAGCACCAATCGTAAGTGGATCAATTCCAAATATTCTTTCAAGAACAACTTCAGTGTCTGTTTTATTCACTGATTTTACTAAATATTCAGAGTCGTTATTTGTGATCAAAATATCTCCCTCTGCCAATATTCTAGTATTTTTTACACCAGAGATAACATCAGTATACGATAATGTGCTTAATTTATAGCGGCGACGTATTACTGAAACAGTTTGTCCTAGGTTTAGTGTCTGTGCTCCTTCCTCTTCAAGAATACGAAGTATATCAAAAGTTCCTTTATAACGATTTATGGCAACATCAACATCTACAATATTATCGTCTTCGAAGTAGTCAATTGAATTTGCATCTAGATCTGCTTTTATCGCAGTGAGTGAAATATCATTTCGCCCTTTGTAATTTACATCATAGTATGCAGCAGCATCGTCATTATTAACAGCATTAATAATTAATCGCTTTACAACAAAGCTATCAATATCGTCAGTTAAGATATTTGCAATATCTAGATTTACGAATAGTAGAGGATTAAGAAAAGATTCAAAGAACCAGTTATTCTTTACTCCAAATTCCGTTGGTAATGAGAATGAAGTGTTTTGAATATTCTCTAACTCTTCAAGTAATTGTGAAGTTTTCTTCAATTCGAATTTTCTAACTTCACCATTGGATGACTTAATACCAATAACATCGTCATTCGTAGAGAGTAGAGTATCGAATCGAGTATTGATATCTTCAATCTTTCCTTTCAAATATCCAAATGATGGAACGTTTATGCTATATGGCGTACCGTCGCTTTTAGTTTGAGTAACATTTACATTTTCTGACTTTGATTCAAGAACGTTTTCTAAACTAAATAGAAATGAGTTCATATTATCAATGTCAAGAACAAGTCTCTTTAGAACATCTGAAAGTGTGTGTTTGGTTTCCATCTATTGGATTATCTTATTTTATCGATTCGAAAGGTTAGTAGATCACTATTTAGACAAATAACGTCAAAGATCGGTTTATTTCCAGAAGAAGTAAAATCGATATCGCTCAATAAACCTACAAGAACCCCATATGCGCCAAGATTCTTCTTATTTAGAGAGTCAGTATATACCTTTAAATTGTAGATATCTGGAACAAGCTCATCATCGAATACTAATCGAAGCACTTGTCCTTTTTTCCAAGGTATTACTGAATCGTTAATGAATACTTCAAGATCTCGGGTTAAGACTGTCTCTGCTCCTGAATTTTGATGAACGATATAGTTAGTGAAAGTAGTTAACTCAATAACATTATTTAGAAAAATATTAGTGATAGAAGTATCTGAGATATTGTATACTTGATTTGTATTAATAACTCTAATTCTATTTGGTGTGCGTCGATCAATTCCAATACCCTCACCAGGACGAACTGCATCAATATCATATGAAATAGTAACATTTGAGTCGCCATTAATTACTGAGTCAACACGTTCATTTACTCGAGTAATCAGTCTAACTACGTCGGTAGTATTATCAAAAAGTGCTTGATTTGCAAGTAGTGATGTTTCTAGATTAGTAACTCTAATATTTAATTCATTCTGGTCTTGTGTATTTATGAGCAAGTCTTTCAGTCCTTCAACATCTTGTCTAAGTTGCTCTAATTCTAAAAGCTTATTTGTGTAACGACTCTGTAGTTGTCTAAACTCAGTAAGAACATCTGTAAATAATTCTAGTGAAAAGGTTGAATAGTCATTTATTGATTTCTCAACTAGAACATTTTCAACAGATGTATCTAATTTAAGATTTGCTTTAAAAGAAAATGCATTTCCATTAATCTTATTTAGAGGATCTGGCTTAAATTTTGTGATTACTGGAATTTGAAATTCAAGACCACTTTGTTGTATCTTATCTAGGAAGAGCACACCATATAAATTCGTCTTAGAATCAATAGGTACTCCATTTGAATCTAGATTATTTGGATCATATGTATCATAATAGATAAGTACTGCATTAAATTCAAAGTCACGGTTAGCTACATAATCATTGAATTGAGCAAATACCTTTATTTCAGGATTTTCGGTAGCTAGTTTATAATTACCTAGGTCAAAATCTATGGAGATTCCATCAAGTGTGCTTCGTAAGTATTCAACACTGTATAATCCAGACTGCTTTGATATTACTTGATCTGCAGCAACATTATAATTTCCAGTACTGTTATAATTATCCGTGTAGTAAGAGTTCTTAATTGTCTGGTTAAACCAATTACCTGGAGTATATGTTCCAGAAATACTATTCTTAATTTCAGCAGTAACACTCTGATCATCAAGATCATAATAACCTTTCATAGAAAGACCAAATGGATGAGTCTCATTGTATTTTCTACCAGCAAGGTATTCAATATTTAGGGGATCTACTGCATTATTTGCAACAGTCATGTTTGGATAGTAATTAGCATCACGAACTGACTTGAATAGAACATGCGGAGTTGTTCCTACATTGGTTGGAACGTGTATGTAAACTTCAGTGTATGAGTTGTCCTTAGACTTTAGTGAATTTACAACATCAATATCTCCGATATATTTAACAACTTTCTTGTAAGTAGAAAGAGTTTCTGACTTTTCAACAAATCTGTATTCACTATGAAGTGCAGTGTCTACAGGCAGTGCATTTACATTTTTTTCAAGTGCGTTTGCATCCTTGAATCGAATTGCACCAAGTTCCTTTAACCACTTCCAAAAAACTCGTTCAGATATTGTCAGTTTTTCATCTCTTTTGTATTGTGGACGATTTAATAGTAGTGACTCAAAGTTGAGCGCATAGTTTTGAAAACTCTGTGCAAGATTAACGTTGTTGTCGGGATTAAGTCCATCAATTAGAGGAGTTTCACCTTGAGCTAAGAATTGAATTTTATTATCAGTTGCAAGAGTGTTCGGCTCGCCGATCTCAGGAATTCTAAGAAGAGCAAACTTGGAAAAACGAACAGAGTTCTCGTTATTACTCAAGGTAAGATTAATATCTTCTAGAGCACTTTGAAAGTTATAGAGAATTCCCTTTTTATCTTGTACCGGTTTTATTAACGGAGTAACTGCCATTTAGCATTTAATTTTTTATGGAGTAAAGAATTCTAGTCCAGTCATTCCAGTAACAACTAAACGATCATTAGTATTTTCATCAAGAATATACATTAAAGAAAGACTGTGACCATAACTAGTTACTTCATAATTTCCAAGACGAGAACTTCCTGGATTAATACCTAATTCATATGAAGATAAGTCGTTATGTAAATATACTGGAACTACTGGCGCAGCACTTAGATTATCTCCGCCTCTAATCATAATCGGAATTGCAGCAGCATCAATAAATGAACGAATAGTTGCACCAGCTTCTGAAATAACATCTACTAGGTAGATATTAAACACTGTGTTTTGAGCTGGAGGGTTAGTTGCATCAAAATCAATATAGAGGTAGAAGTAAACAAATGGTCCAAATGCACTAATTCCATCATAAACAGCGTCTAGTGTGGGTGCAGTTGATGCTTTTAGTTTTACAAAAATATTCTTTCTAGAAGTATTAGTTAATGTAATACGAGCAGAGGCATCAGTAGTTGTGTCTTTAACGAGATCAACGACAATTGTCTCTTTAGATTCAATGCTTGCCGCTTTTAATTCAACTGATGAATTGAATACTGCTGGCGCAGTTGAGGTAGTTGTGAAAGATGCATCAACCGTTACATCATTTACAGTTAACTCATTAACTCCAGCAATACTATCAACATTAATATTATTAACAGTTAGAACAGATTCACCAGCAAGGTTCTTTTCAAGTCTTGCAATAATTTGAGTTGGATTTCCAGTTTGGAATGTTAATCCAGTGTCCTGGATGATAAATGACTGTGCACGTACATAATTAATAGGATTATCTGTACCAATCGACAGTGCATTAATATCAATCTCAAGAATATTTAGTAGGTCTTCAAGCTTATCTTGAAGTAAAAGATCATTTGCGTTACTGATAGTTGCGATATCGGTAACGAAATTCGTTAGTAATATCTCCTGGATCGGTAATGAAACTGGTAAAAATGCCATGTTCTGTAATTATTTTAGTTTTATTTATTATGTTTATGCTCGACTCTTTAATAATTGTAGTTTTCTATTATTGAGTCGGCGCTCTGTCTCTTTAATATACTTTGTTTTATCAATAACTCGTATAAAGTTTTCAACAGTTGATACATATCGGGTTTTTCGATTATCGAATACTTCAACACTGAGTGAATAGTTTCCTTGATCTTTAAATTTCCATACAAAGAAGGGTACTGACCTCACTCGCATAATCTCTTCACCAGTTACTTGATTAGTTAATCTCCAGATAAATTCGTTCTTTCCATCTAGATTATTGATAACAAAGAACATTATTACATTTTCCGGTATAGTGAATGTCTCCTCAAATAACTTAATATCGTTTATGTTAAACGCATTTTGATCGATAGTTGTAGGTAAGTATCCGATTTGAGTATCATTTACAAATTTCCAATACTTATTATCTTGCCAAAATTCAGGGTCCTGAACTGCTCCAGAGATAACATCACTCGTTTTTGCAAGTAGAAACATTGTCTCTGAATCAAATACTGGTGAAATCGACGTAAGATATTCAATAAGCTCTACTGAAAATACTCGTTTTGGTAAAAAGAAAGTATACTCATCACCAACATAGTTTTTTCCTGGACTAGGCGAACCTTTTGGTGAAACTGCAGTTGGAGAGCTAGGACTTGAACTTGCTCCAGGTAGATAGAGCATGTGATACATCTCCTTACTTAAATATTCTGCTTGCGCATGGATCTTACCTTTAATCAACTCATAATTAAATAATTCAATAGCTGGGTGATCACTAGCGTTGAGTATATCAAGTAATTCTAGGACAGTAGTATACACTGGGACAATATATTCTGAAAAAAGAGAAATTCTAATCACTGTTCCTGGTGCAGGAATATTCATGTAGAATCCTGCTTCAAAATCATCTAGATAGATTAGATCAGTTAATCTTAACCAGAATAGCTCTCCAAGCTTAATATTTCTAAAATCATTTATTTTGATTGGAGTGTCGTCTTCACCAAGGCCCCAATATAATTTCTTAGGGTGTTGCTGTGCTGGATCTGTATACTTTACATAAGTATTTGAAATTGTATCAAAAAGTTCAGCATCATACAGATTTTGTCCCATTCCATAACGATTCTTGAAGAAAGAAATCCATTCTATTAGATTCTTATAGATATCGATCTTTACAGTTGCCTCTTCGTTGTCTAACACATTTACTTTTGGATAGTATAGTGGAGATGCACCAAAGTCCATAAGTTGAATATTGCTTAGATTTGAGATAGTATAGTCAAATTTATCTTCAATTCGAGTAAATGAAACTATTTCTGGTTTCATATCGTCTTGAACAGTTATAAATCGACTAAATACGCTAATATTTCCATAGAAGTCAAATAGTTCAACAGTAACTCTGTACTTGCCTGTATACGGCAGTACATGTGGTAACTCAAATAGATCAATTACCTTACCTCGGTGTTCAAAGAAGTAAGGATTTGGAGAATCTTTAGTTATTTTCCAATTAACTTCATAGAAATTTCGATAATCAATATTTCCAAGTGTCCAATAGGGATCAAGACCTGCTGCAATTGCATCTAAATCATCAAGTCGAACTCCATTTAGATCGCCAACTGTAAATTTACCAGTATCTAGTGTAAAGATAACTGGAGCTCCAATAATTCGTTGTGGATCATCACCAGTTTCCCAGTTTAGTTTTTTACCTACATCTGGAAATCTCTGATTTTTAATTTGATCGTAGAACTCCTTGATATTTCCAGAAAGTGTGATTATTTCAGATCTAGTGTACTTTTGGTTTACTTCGAACGGGTTTTTACCGTCTTGGTTAATCCTGTTGATTCCAAAATCGATTCCGTTTGTACTTGCCTGTCGATATAGTGGATCAAGGGCACGTAGAACAAGATTAACGCCTTTTTCGGGATATGAAAGAACATCTGCTCTCTCATTAAAGTCATAATCAAAGATTCTAGTGTCGTCTCCCCAATAACTAATAGTCATCTTTTGGAAATACACAAACTCACCAATAATGTCTCTAATCTTTACGTTTATTGGTAAAAACTCAGCCTTGACCTTATCATTAAGCATATTAAGCTTATAAAAGATCTCATTTACGGTAAATTCAGTGGTTTCCTCAACCAGCGGAATACCGTCATCATCAAAATTATCAGTCGCTCGGGTAAATGGGTAGACTAGTGCTAGGAATTCTGTCTTTTTGAACTGTCTTCCCTCCTTTAAGTTACGATTATTATCAACTAGGTCAAGAGTATCAATTTTTCCATCATCTAGATAGTCAGAAAGATCGACCATTAGTAATTTATTGAAATATGCAGACTTTGAGTTAACGTTTGTCCAATATTCTTTAATCTGAAGTATGTCTTTGTATCCTAGGATATTAATAAAGTTAACTAGACCCTTGTACGTTCCGATATATGGATAGATGTGCTCCTTATTAACTAATAATTCCTTTCTTATCTGATTTAATGCTTTAACATTTGGATAAGCTTCTTTAATATCATAATCCTTTAGGATATTTGCGTCCTCCTTTAGGAATTTAATACCAAAGTTAGTTGCCCAAGTCCTAAATCTTTCCTCCTCTTCGATTCCCTCACCATAAAAGTAGATCTCAGCGATCTTTGTTTTAACAGTTGGGCTAAATGACTCAACTAGGTAGATACAAAGTGTTCTTTCAAACTTTTTTTCGTCTGATGGGTTGAAAGCAATATTTACTTGAAGAGGAAGTTTAAGATCTAACTGTGCAGTATTACCAGAGGTATTGATATCTGAATATTGAACTGTTTTCTTGTCTACCTTCTTGATAAAATTTTCACGTAGCGTTATGTCACGTTCAACATCATATAGAAAGAATTCATCCTCAAATTGATTGGTTTTCCATGAAAATTCTATTCCTTGACCAGGGTCTAGGGTTGGAAACTTATACTGCGTACCTACTTCCTCAAGAATAAAGAGATTTTCATTATCGAATAGAAAAATAGAAATCCCTTCAAAGAAAATTTTCCCTTCCCAGATATTAGTAGTTGTATTAAAATCAAGATTTAGATTTCTACCAACTCGATCAAAAAAATGTAGATTATCAATAATCATTTAAGGTATCTCGTATTTATGTTATTTATTAGGAGAGTCGTTTAAATGCTATAAATAGAACTTTCTCCGCTCATGTTAAGTGAGATAAACTCAAGTTTGTCATTTTTATCTAAACCGGTCTTCTTATGGATCTTTTTCCACTCCTTAGCGTACCCGTTTTTACATAATTGTGTGAAATATGCAAATGCGTTTGGATTTTCAAATCGAGTTTCATCAAAACTCTTCCAGTATTTTAAGCAATCAAGTATTGCAGATTGAATACAGTCTTCTCTGTCACGATAATCTTCAAAATATAGACGAGCAACTGCTCGGTTTGCTAGTGATACAAAACAATCAATCGCAAATTTACTTAATTCTCCCTGGCCTTTACATTTAACAATTTCTTCAGTAAAGTCTTTATTATTAATGTAGTGCTGATCTCCGCGTTTTTTCCTTGCCATTCATAGTGGATTATTTTAGTAATTCATATAATTTAACTACGCCTAGATAAGCGTCAGTCATATCGATTATTGGTGAAAGTATCTTCTCCTTTTCGATTATCCAATTCTCAGCATGTAATAGTTTACTTAAGTCTGACTCCTTCACAGAATCAATAATTGGATCGCTCTTAAATTTAGCTAAGATATCGTGCTTATTTGCATTACCCTTACACCCAATTGCATTTTTCAGTTCGCTAGGGCTAAAGATAAAGAATCGATCTACTTGATTATTGATTAATTGAGTACAAATCTCATTCTTAAGTATTCCAGTAGCTTGGGAAATATCAACTAATGAATTTCCACTTGAGCCAAATGAAATACCTTCTAAGCAGACTATAATATTGCTGTCGTGTTTAACCTCTTCTTTAATTGCAGAAACAAGAAGATTAATTAGCTCTAAATAGTTTGTAAGTTTAATTCTTTCAGTAATGTGATACTGTGCATCTTTACTTCTCTTAGTTTGAGTTCGTAAAATTTTTAGATTTGGGTAATTTGAATTAATATAATCAAATCTCTCTTCATCTAATTTTCTAACCTTAGTATTTACAACAGCAATCCACTTAAATTCTTTAAAATCTCTACAGATGCACACTCCTGGATAAAGTATAGAGAAGTCAATACTTATTATTGTCAAGTATATTTGATTATTTTTATCCTAATACTCTTTATACTACCTATTCCTACTAAGTTCTAGATAACTATATTTATTTCTTTAAAAACCTACTATTTGTTGTTTAGTACAAAAGGGAGGTGGGTGGGAGTACTAGCTAGTACTATAATAGCTTTTCTACTTACTTTTATAATTACTATAGAGATACTTTAGTAGTACTCGCGCACACGGAAATGGATGAAAAAGTGAAATCCATAGCTAATTTATAGTCTAGTAGACTTACTTAATCTAAATGTATGCGACTAGGATACTGCTGTATTAATCTTTCTCTTAAGGAGTCTGGAATTACTACAAATCGAGGAATGGTTAAAAAGACTTGGCAAGAGAAAGGAATCAAGTATGCCGGTGAACTTGCTGAGCTCAATGTTCAGGATCTTCTCAAGATACTTGAGTGGAATGTTACACACAGTATTCAAGTATACCGTATGTCAAGCGATATTTTCCCTTGGATGAGCGAGTACTCCTTTGAAGACTTACCAAACTATCATCAGCTCTCTACTCTAATGAAATCAGTTGGTGCCTTTGTTCTAGCGAATAACCTACGTATTAGTTTTCACCCTGGGCAGTTTGATGTACTTGCATCACCAACTCCTGAAATTGTTGATAAGACAATATATGATCTAGATCAGCATGCTAGAGTCATGGATCTTATGGATTTACCTAGAGACTATCGTTCACCTATCAATATTCATGTTGGTGGATCGTATGGTGATAAGGATTCTGCTCTTGCTAGATTCTGTGAAAACTTTAAGCGTCTTTCCCCATCTACTCAGTCTCGTCTTGTTGTTGAAAATGATGATAAGGCAAGTCAGTATGGAGTTCAGGATTTATATCAAGGTATCTATATGAAAGTAGGATGCCCAATCACATTTGATCATTTTCATCACAGGTTTTGCACAAATGATCTTACTTCAGATGTGGCTGCAAGGCTTGCCGCTACTACTTGGCATGGATTTACACCCCTACAGCACTACTCAAGTTCAAAAGCCCTATACGAAGACTCTACTGTGATTAACCGATCACATGCAGATTATGTATATGAAGAAATTCCTTCGTATGGAATTGAGGCAGATGTTGAAATAGAGGCAAAAGCAAAAGACATTGCACTACTAAAATATCGCGATAATTCAACCCAATTTACCCCTAAGTTATTTCAATTTGAGTTACAATAATTATGAAAAAAGCAACAGTTTTAATTTTTTTAGTATTACTGATTAGTTCATGTACTAAAAATTATAAATGTAATCGTTTTAAAGGAACCTTTGATGTATACTACAATCCTAAGGAGCAAAGTTGTTACTATAAATTTAAAGGTTCAAATGTTCAATTAAAAAAAGAGCAGTGCGCTAGTCTCTGCTACGAAGACAACTAAAATACTAACCAAATGGGAACAAATTACTACCGAATACCTCTAGAAGAGGAGATGATTGATCGAAAATTAAAGCTTATTGAGCGTATTTGTGCATTAGATATTTCACCTTACTCTACTGAGCGTGGATTTGCAACTATTCCTAGTGGAGAATGGGATGCTATTTCTCCATGGGATGAATTTAGAAAAGATACTTCAATTCACCTAGGTAAACGTAGCAGTGGATGGAAATTCTGTTGGAACTTCAATAAAAACAAATACTATTCAACTCGAGTAGAATTACTTGAATTTATTAGGTCAGGTAGAATAGTTGATGAGTATGGAGCAGACCAAGAGATTGAGGAATTTATTAATATGGCTCTTACTTGGGGTGAACCTAACGGTTGGACTAGTCAGACTTACTATGCACAGAATCCACAAAGTCTTCCTACCTATATCAAAGATTACCATGATCTACAAATTGATGGACTTAGAGTTTCATCTAGTGACTCTTTTTGTTAAACTATTCAAAAAATATAGTACTGTATACATATGAAAGCAACTCCAAATATTATCTTAAATCAGATCAGAACACCAGATGGAACTCTACTTCGTTCGATGCACGTTCATGACTATGTAAGCTACACTGATAGGAATGGTAGAGAATACATGGTAGATGGAGGCAGCGATTATCTTCGAAGAAATGTACATAAGTCTACAGGTTTATGGTTCAAGCTAGTTTCTTTTCTCTTAGCGCTAGTTAAAATTAAACGCAAAGATCCTTTAGCCTACGAAGAGCTCTCGATTTATTCAAATGATCGATTTGAAGTAATTCGAGAGAATTTTCATCGTGGAGGTAGAGGGAAGGATGGATTACAGCCCCTAACTTGGGTACCTCTCAATAAGATGAGTGACTCTTGGCTAGATGCGTGTCTCATATATAATGAAGAGCGCGGAATGGGAAATAGTTTTTCAAGTAAAATGTACTTAAAAGAAATTAAATATCGCAAGCGCCATGGAATCTCTATTACTGACTAAACTTTCTAGAAAAGAGAAGTTAAATAACTGAGAGTTAGTCTAAAAATAATCTTCACAACAAATGAAAAGCCTAAATATTAATTTAGAGGAAAAAAGTGATATTAAGTATAAAATTTCACATTTTCCAGATGGACAACAGGATATTGCAATCCTCCCTAATTTTGCACTAGAATCAATACTTGAAAGTAATTCACCTGTATTAATCCAGTCAAGATTTAATTCATTAATGGATTTAGAGCTAATTATCTGTACAACTAAGGCTCTTAGAAGATTAGGTATTACTGAAATTCATTTACATATTCCGTATATACTTGGAGCGCGCAGTGATCGTCAGTTTATTGAAGGTGGGACATCTTACCTAGTTGATGTAATTGCACCTATCCTAAATCTACAAAATTTTACATCAGTTACCTGTCTAGATGTCCACTCAGATGTTGCTGCTGCATGTATTGATCGACTAAAGGTTGTTAGTAATTGCGAGTTCGTTCAGAGTGCACTAACTAAGATCACAACAACTCGAGACTCTTGGGTACTCGTTTCACCAGACGGTGGCTCACTCAAGAAAATTTATAAAGTCGCAGACGCTATTGGTTTTACTGGAGAAATTGTAGTATGCAGTAAGCATCGTGACTCTTCTGGTCTACTAACTAAAACTATTGTGCCTCTTACTTCACTAGAAGATCGTACCTACATTATTATCGATGATATTTGCGATGGCGGTAGGACTTTTATAAATATTGCTGAAGAGATCAAGAGATTACACGATGGACTTCCATGGAATAGTAAAATCTACTTAATCATAACTCATGGAGTGTTTAGCGCAGGTGTACTACACTTAACTCAGTATTTTGAAAAAATATTTGTTACCAATAGTATTAAAGACATGTCTGATGATAATACTATTAATTATTCAGCTGCCTCTGCACAACTTCATCAAATTAACATTTTTAACACTGCATATAAAAAATGATTGAACTACTAAAATTTGTACTTAGCGATATTGGAATATTTTTTGGATTCCTAATTATACTTGCAGCTCTTTCTAATTTCATTGCTAAAATGTACGCACTAACCCTTCGGTATTTTACAATACGTCGAAATGGATATCCTCCAGAACACTGTGATGCAGATGGTGACTTTACCTCATAATAATAAAAACATGAAAGAATACTTTGAAAAAAACCCACAAGCGATTCCATACCTAGATCGTCTTGAGACTGAATGGGAACAGTATGGAAAAATAATTATTGCCTGCGACTATGATGATACTCTTTCTCCATGGAAGTTAGAAGGATTCGATCCATCTCGAGTAATCGAGGTATTGAAAGCGGCAAAACAAACTGGCGCATATATTGTAATCTTTACAGCATGTCACGAAAATCGCTATCCTGAGATAATTGAGTACTGTAAATCACATGGTCTCGACATTGATGGAATCAATAAGAATCCACTAGATCTTCCATATGGAAATGAGAGAAAAATATATGCAAATGTATTTTTAGATGACCGTGCTGGACTAAATGAAGCTCTAACTATCTTAGAAATGGCAATGTACAGAATTCGAGGTAAGTGCGTAAGTCGTACTCTTCTTAATGTTTAACTAATATCATAAATACATGAATCCACTTTTTTTAACTGATGGTTACAAAACTGGTCACCATCAACAATACCCTGAAGGAACTATTCTAGTTTATTCAAATTTTACTCCTCGTAGTAATAAGTATGCACCTTCTGGATGCAGTGAAGTAGTTGTGTTTGGTCCTCAAATGGTGATGATGCAATTAGACGAAGCTTTTACCAGAGAATTTTTCTCAAAACCCAAAGAGTTAGTTTGTGGTGAGATGAAGCGTGAACTATCGATGTACCTAAATACAGATTATGATGTAAGTCATTTTGAAGCCTTACATGATCTTGGATATCTACCTATTCATGTTAAATCAATTAAAGAGGGTACGATCATACCGATTAAAGTTCCTGTGTTTACAATTTACAATACTCATCCTAATTTCTTTTGGGTTACCAATTATCTTGAAACAATTCTTTCAAATCTACTCTGGAAACCCATGACCTCTGCTACAATTGCTCATCAATATCGTAAGGTATTGACCAGTTGGATGGAGAAAACAGATAGTGAACGTGCTTGGTTTATTGACTGGCAAGGTCACGACTTTTCAATGCGAGGTATGGATAGTATTGATGCAGTAATTTCATCAGGCTTAGGTCATCTAACCTCTTTTTCAGGATCAGATTCTCTACCTACAATTCATGGAGCTCGTAAATACTATGGAGAAGAAGGGTTTATTGCTGGCTCAGTAAACGCAACCGAACACTCAGTAATGTGCGCTGGAAGTAAAGATGACGAAATTGGAACATTCCGTCGTTTGATTAAAACATATCCAACTGGAATCCTATCAATCGTCTCAGATACCTGGGACCTTTGGAAAGTATGTACTGAACATGTAGTTACTCTTAAAGAGGAGATCATGGCTCGTGATGGTAAACTTGTTATTCGCCCTGATTCAGGCGATCCAGTAGATATCCTTTGTGGATTTGAAAAACCTGATACTTTGTACCGAAATCCAATTGACGCCAGAAAATATCGTGCTTCTGATGCAGAAGCAAAAGGAGTTGTTGAACTTCTCTGGGATGTATTTGGTGGAACAATTAATGAGCAAGGTTACAAAGTTCTTGACTCCCATATTGGAGCAATCTATGGCGATTCAATTACAATTGACCGAGCAAACCAAATTTGTGAAAGATTAGAAGCCAAAGGCTTTGCATCAACTAATGTTGTACTTGGAGTTGGTTCATTTACATATCAGTATAATACTCGAGATACCTTTGGTTTTGCAATGAAGGCAACATATGTTGAATTGCTACAACCTGTCGAAGGTATTGAAGTAGACAAATGGCCGTTTGAAGGTCGTGAAATCTTTAAAGACCCAATCACAGACGACGGCACAAAAAAGTCAGCTACTGGATTATTATGCGTTGAAACTCTACCAGATGGTCGCATTGGACTATATGATAAAGTTAGTTGGGAAACTGAAGGAACTGGACTATTACAAACCATTTATAAAGATGGTGAGTTTAAGAACACAACAACCCTTACTGAAATTCGTAATACTCTAAAATCATAAAATGTATACTCCGAATGAATTACAAAAAACAGTTTTCTTTGATCTAGAAACTGCGTCTACTTACTCTACTCTTAATGATTTATGTGTTGCAAATCCTAAAATGGGAGAATTGTGGAAAAAGAGATGTGAATATCTTAGAGCTAGATTCGAAGAAAATAGAGAAATGTCTGATTCTGAACTATACGAAGCAAAGGCTGCTCTTACTCCAGAATTTAGTAGAATTATCTGTGCTTCCTTTGGAAGAGTAACTTTTACTGAAAATAAACTAGGTGAAAGTACCTCTAGTTTAAGTATTAAGAGTTATGCATCCAAGAATGAATCTGAAGTACTTGAAGGAATTTCTACAGTATTCACAAAATTTATAGGATATAAATTCTCTGGGCATAATATTAAGAGATTCGATGTTCCAATGATGTGTAAACGACTCTTAATGTCAGGAATGACTCTTCCTAAGGGCTTATTAATTACAAATCTTAAACCTTGGGAAATGCCATTTATTGATACTTCTGAAATTTGGAGTTTCGGTGCATGGCAAGAAGGTTTTGCTTCACTTGAATTATTAACTACTTCCCTAGGTATTGATACTCCAAAAGATGATATTCGTGGAGAAGATGTAGGTACGGTTTTTTGGCAAGATGGAGATATTGATAGAATCACAAAATATTGTGAAAAGGATGTTCTTGCATGTGTTCAAGTAATTTTAAAACTATCTAACTTACAATTAGTAGAAGAAGAGCAGTTGTAAATTACTAACTACTTGGAATCAAAACTAGATTACTTCATCGATCCTAATTTTAAATTTGATGAGGCAAGTCACACATATACTTATTTAGATCCACTAACCGGGAAGTCAGTACAGACGTTTCAATCTGTTACTAACTTCCTAGGTCAGTTTAAGGAGAAATTTGAATCTGATTTTTGGGCAAATAAGAAAGCAAAACAACTAGGTGTGACTAAACAATCTATTCTAAACGAGTGGAAAAATACATCAGATATTGCCCTAACTCTTGGAACAAATGTTCACAAGTGGATTGAAGATTTCTATAATGGTGAAAATCCTCCAGAACCAACTCATCCAGTAGAACTTGCTAGAGTTAATCAGTTTAAGTCACTCTATTCTGAAAAGCTACATAAATTTACCGCAGTTCGCCAAGAATATCGACTATTCTCAAAGAAGTGGGGATTAGCTGGAACAACTGATGCTATCTTTAAATTAGGTGAAGATTACTATGTTGGAGATTGGAAAACCAATGCAAAGTTTACAACAGATGAACACCCTAAAGGAAAATACAAAAAGCTGCTTTGGCCATTTGATGATCTTTGGGAAAATTCACTAAACTCTTATTCAATACAGCTGAGTCTATACCGATTAATTCTTCAAGAGGAGGCCGGCTTTGAAACAAAGGGTGCTTTTTTAGTTTGGATTGGCCCAGAATCAAAACCACAGATGCATAAAACAGTAGATCTTAGAGATCGATTACACGAATATCTAAAAAAAAAAATAATATAAAAATGAGCACAAATCCTAGAGAAATAATTTTTGGAACAGAGTCCCGAGCCGCATTACGAAGTGGAGTAAATAAATTAGCCGATTCAGTTAAGGTAACACTTGGACCAAAGGGTAGAAATGTTATTCTTGGAAGAAAAAATCAGTACGCTATTACTAAAGATGGAGTTAGTGTTGCTCGTGAAATTTTCTTAAGTGATCCTTTTGAAAACTTAGGTGCACAAATGGTAAAACAAGTAGCGTCTAATGTTGCACATGCTGCGGGTGATGGAACTACTACTGCAACTGTTCTTGCACAAGCTATTCTTAATCGCGGAATTAAATTAATTGAATCTGGATACGATCCAATGGGTCTAAAAAGAGGAATGGATATTGCTTCCGAACACTTAAAGCAGTACTTAATAGACTCTGCAATTAAAGTTAATGAAATTGAGCAAATTAGAAATGTTGCAACTATTTCTGCAAACGGTGATAAGAAAATTGGCGAAATAATTGCCAATGCCATGAATGAAGTAGGATTTGATGGAATCGTTACTATTGAGGATAGCAAAACTCATGAAACCTATATGGATCTTGTTGAGGGTATGCAATTCGATAGTGGATATATGTCACCATACTTCGTTAATGATATGAAAAAATTTGAGGTAAACTTTGATAATCCATATGTCCTAGTATACAATGGAAAAATCAAAGGACTTAAAGGACTTGTTAATGTACTTGAGTATACGTCAGCTAAAAAACGCCCACTTCTAATTATTGCAGATAATATCGAAGGTGATGCTCTACAGGCACTAATCTTAAATAAAGTAAACGGTGTTCTTAATGTAGCTGCCGTACGTTCTCCAGGTTATGGTGAAAGTAAAAAAGACCAACTTCGAGATATTTCAATAATCCTTAATGCTACTCTACTCTCTGAAGACGAGGGACATGATATTGCAAACCTAAATATTGACTCAATTGGAGAAATACTTGGAGAATGCGAAAAAACCACAATCACTGCAGATAAGACTACTATAATTAATGGTAAAGGCAGTGAAGAGGAGATTACTAATCGTGCAAACGAAATTAAATCACAAATTGAGTTTAGAGAAAATGAATCAGAGCGTCTTATGCTTAGAGAACGTCTTGCTAAACTTGAAGGTGGCGTTGCTATCTTAAAAATTGGAGCATACAGTGATATCGAACTTAAGGAGAAAAAAGATCGTCTTGATGATGCATTGAGTGCTACTCGTGCAGCAATTGAGGAGGGTATTTTACCAGGTGGAGGAATTGCACTACTTAATGCTGCTAATTACTTAGCATCACAAATATCTCAAAACCTAATAGAATTTGAGTCAAATGATGAAGTAGCTGGTGCTCAAATCCTAATTGGAGCGTGTACTTCACCACTTGAAGCAATCCTACTAAATGCCGGTCTTAGCTTTGAAGTAATTCAAAATGCAATTCTTTCACAAGAGAGTGCAACATATGGATACGACGCTAGAAATAACAAGTATGTTGATATGATTACATCAGGAATTATTGATCCTGCAAAAGTAACCCTATCTGCACTTGAAAATTCAGTTTCAATTTCAGGAATGCTAATCACTACTGAGTGCACACTAATGGAATCTGAACCAGATAATACTATTAAAGTAGACGCGTAATTTGGCCATTTTTATGCAGCTTTAATGTAAAGAGACAGCAATTTTGCTGTCTCTTTTTTGTTTAATATATAATGTATACAAAATACTTATCCCTAAAGTGTCATCAATATTAGATATTTTAATAAATGAAGTAGCCGGAGTATTAGGAATAAGTCCAGCTGAAGTAAAATCTAAGTTTACTAAGGAACAACTTGATGAGCTATTAAGTAACTCATTGTGCCAGCCTGGTGACGAAGTTGGTATTCCAATAACGAGTATTTCATCTATTCCATGCGATGACCTAAATCTTCCTAATCTATTACCTCCAGTAAATATTAGCGGTGATCTAGATAAGATTTTAGAAGATGCATCTTCTAACGCTAATCAAAAAGATAGTCCAGAAAAATGTATCAAAAAAGTAGATGAAGTAAATTCAATAATTGAAAAACAAATTACTGATTATACAAATTATAAAACTCTTCTAGATAAACTACTTGAATATCGTGATAATTATGCACCAGTCTCTACCTATTTTAGTGAAAGAGCTAAGGAAGCTTCTCGAATTCTTAATCTATTCGACCCAATACTTATTGAAAAGGAGAGACTTGAAACACTTAGAGTACAATTACAAAATACTTTAGATTCACAAAATACACAGCTTTCTGCTGCAACTCTTGCGGCTAACGTTTCTCAAATTGATTTAATAAATGCACAAATTACATTAACCAATACCGAGATTAGTCTAAATAATACAAATATCACAAACAATCAGTCAGTATTAACTACAACTGAATCCACCTTTCCAATATTCAGCAATACTTACTATTCAACACTTTCAGGATTTTTAGACAATCCTGACTCTGCTGGATCCTCCCTTACCAATTACTTAGGAGACTTATTTAATAATTATGTTGATTCAGATACAATATCTACAATTGCTAATCAATTTAATAATTATTCAGAAGGATTAACTGTTGGAACCTCAACTCAAACACCAAACAGTATTCAAGAAGCTATTGAAAGAGCATATTTTTCCTTTAGTCTAAGGTTTGTACAGTTAAGCCATATTAAGCTCGAAAAGGAGACTATCAATAAACAAACTGGTGCACGAAATACTGAGTCATATATTTTTCTAATTAAAGATAATCCATTACTCGAAAAGAATTCATTTTTTAAAAATACTTCAATCTTTTCACTTAGCGAATTCTTTCTTGATAATGATCAGTTACCGTCTGGTAGAATATACAATCAATATTACAACTTATTCAAAGATCCAATTAATAATTTCTTTAGTTTAGATGATCGAGGATTAACTAGTAATATTGATCTAGTTGATCCAAAAGTCAAAGGAACCTCTTCTGAAATAAAAAAGGAAAATAATACAGACTATTATATTAAGGATATCAATGTAATGCAGGACTTCTACCAAGACTTCGATAGCCGATTTGAACTTAGAAAAAATGAAGTTCACACTAGAGTTATTGCTTCTTCTCAAGAAGAGATACGCATAAATATGGAAAAACTCGCTAGACAAGAAGTCCAATTATTACTAGCGATAGGTAGAGTCAATAAGTATTTACCAGGACAGTCGTCTAATTTAACAAGTGTTATTGAATCACTAAATCAACAAAACACTGAATTTAGTCAATCCCTTACTGACCTAGATAGTGAAATTACCCGAATAAAAAAAAGAATAGAAGAGTTAAAACCTAATCCAGCTAATGTAAAAGCATTATTAAAATCATATAGTCCTGAATGCTTTGAAAAAATAGATCAACCAGTTCAAGATTGTGCAGAAACTAAACCTTTACTAGGAAGTGATCCATTATTCACTAAAACCCTTGAGTCTGGGTGCGACCCAACTTTACCTAACTATACACAAATGTGTTATTGGCTAGAGTTTGCAAAAATTGCAACAAAGGTTGGACTTCTGCCTATTCCAAATATTCCAAATGTTACTCAGTTAAGATATTGGCCAGTTGGATTAGTTATTCCATATCCTGGAGGACTTATCAAGATACCTCTACCTATCATATGGATTCCTTTAATTTCAATATCCTCTTCTGCAGGAACAATCGTAATCTTCTTAACAATAAATGGTATTTTTATATCGCCAGTAGTTTTCTTTGTTTCAAACTCAGGATTTAAACAACATATTATTACAATTAAGGGTCCTTCTGAAAAATTTGGATATGACTCAAATGATGAGTTACTCAAACCAAGTATCAATATTCCACTTAAACTACTCGCACTTAATTCAAAAGCTGAACGCCTTTCAAATGAAGCTTCTCTAGGTACTAACTATCTACTCACACAAAAACAAAAAGTTGATCTTGCAAAGCAACAGACCATTTTAAAGGCTGCTGAAGATTCTGCAAATGAGACAAATAATGAAAACCGTAAACTTAGAGTAAAGAGAGAAAAAGACAACTTTAACCAAGCTTCAACTAACTTATCAAACTTTGAAAAATTAGAAAATATACTAAATAAGACAGATTCAGCAAAGGATGTTATTTATGATGCCAAAGTTGCAATAAATAATCGAATAAATGAGCTAGGAAAACCGCCTATTGGTAAATCAAACGAACTTAAAGCTAAAATACTTGAGCGTAGAGATAACTTATTAAATCAATTAAAATCTGCACTAGTTGCAGGAGATGATTCTAAAATAAAAAAATTACGTGAAGATTTAAAGAGTGATGGTATTCCGTTAAGCGATAAGATTTCAGCAATAAAATCAGATATGCTTACCTACTTTGATAGAATAGATTTTCCTAAGGTAACTATTCCAAAGGATAGGACAACTATCGATCCTAAGGAAAATGCTATTACTGAATTTATTAGTAAAATATCTGACTTTGCAAGTACCCATAAAACACAATTCTTTTCAAAAGATAATGAGAAAGTAAAAAGCATAATGCTTGTGCAACTTGCAAAGAGCAAAAATACTATTCTTAAGGAATTTTCAAGTGATTTACCTTCTGATAATTTAATAGATCTTGACCTTAATCCACAAATGGCAAGGGACCTCCTTCTAAAAGCAAATACCACAATTATTAAAAATTTAAAGGGAGAAGGAGCCACTGGAAATATTAAAGAAATACAGAGCGATATCACAGATTTAACTGAACAGAGTAAAAATGAACCTGATAAAATAAAGAAACTAAAACTCAATAAAGATCTAGAAAAAAAGAAAATACAATTATCTGAAGTTCTTGAAAACTCTAGAGTAAAACTTTCACTTGCGTTAACTCCACAAGTAATGAATGCTCTTGGTGCTACTACAATTAGTTTTGATGCATTTGCTTCATGCTGTAAGAAGGAGCAGTTTACTCTACCTCTGGGAATTAGTCCAGCTGTGCCTATTCTTGAGTCTGTTCTTGGAATACTTAACTCATCTGTAAATTCACTTAGTTCACAAGACTTAAAGTCTCTACTTGGTGGAAAAATAAAAGTATCTGCAAATGAAGTTGCAAGTGCTTATATTGGAATAATTAAGAAGAATATACCAGATGACCTAACTATCCCTTTACCTGATCTGAATTTATTAACATTTGCTAAATCGTTTACTGGAACTCTTGCTGCACTATTTGAAATAAAAGCACCAAACCTTGCTGCACAACCTGCGCTTCCACTATCTATCAAACTTGATCTAAATTTATTAAAACAACCACTTAAGAGTCTCTTACTAAAGTTTCTTGAAAATTCCTTACCTGATCCACTTAATCTTCCAGATAAGACCGTGCCTCCTTTGCCAAAACCTACCTCAACTACTTCTGCTACCTCGACTAGTACAAATGCTCAAAGTATAAACAACTCAGCAACGCTTGATTCATCAATTAAGATTGTTACTTGTGAACCTGATACTTCACAAAAATCCATCCTTTCAAATGGTGAATACACACCAAAAGATTCAACAGTATCTAAACCTTCTCCTGAGTCCTCTGCATATAGCTCAGGAAACGTTATCGTAAATTCAAATAAAGATATTCTTCCAGCCTTTCAAGACCTGTCAAGTGACTTTCTGAACCTTAATCCAGGAGATTTATTAGTTGTGCTTAAAAATTTTATAGATCTTAAATTTGATGCTGTTGAAAACCTAATCGATCCTTTCTATACATTATTAAAAACAGTTAAGGGCTTAAAGGGAATAAACTTAAATCTATTAGAATCTATCCAATACAAACTACCTCCATATGGACCAGCCGCAGAAGTTGCATTCCTAGCAATCACTACTGCTAAAAAACTTGCGCCTGCCTCTGCTAATTTTAAGATCATAGACATTGATAAAGTTAAAGAAAAATCTGCGCTTCTTGAAACTGTGCTTTCACCTATTGTAAATTCACCACTACCTGCACTACTTGTTGCAGGAGCAGGCGCACTTGACTCTATCTTACCTAAAATAAAGATGCCAGAGGTAGACACACAGAGTGGCGCATTTTCAACAAAAGATATAAAAGTTGCAACTTTTGCGCTTAGACAAATTCATCCACTATTAAGTCAAGATGATATTCCCTCTTGGGAAAGACTTAGTGGTAAAAATTTATTATTTTTATTGTTCCTAGATGAGTTTATTTCAACTGGAGCAGATCAAGTTGGATTTTTTAGAGCATTTATATAAATGATTAAAACTTCTTAATATTACGTTGTATAATTCTATCAAGTAAACACATATAAATGAATCAATCCACTTTTAACTGGGATGTTTTTCAGGATACTGGAAAATTTAATACTTCTGTAAAACTAACAGAAAGCGATAAGAAGCATAACTTTAAGATATATTGTATGGAGCCATACGCTCAAGAAGTATACAATAAGTTAGTTGCATTTGAAACAAATACTAAATCAACTGCTCACAAGAAAGATTTAACCGCTGGTGAAGTTTGTAAAGTTAGAGCAAACACTATTTCATATACTGATAAGATGATCTATGCTGAGGATACTACCTCTAAGTGTAGTATTGCAATCCCGTTTAGAGAGTATTCAAAAGATCTAGATACATTATCTAATTCTAGAGATTTCCTAGTAACTGTCTATAAAGTTACTGAGCATGGCGAATATTTTGGATCTGAGAAAAAAGCACTTTCTATTTCATATAGACAAGAGCTATTTGACCACTTTAATAATAACACATGGTTTGATGTTAAGATCATGAAACTAATTAAAGGAGGATATCTTGCAATCTATAATAAGGAGATAGAATGTTTTATTCCAGGCTCACATGCAGCTGCAAATATCGTTCATAATTTTAGTGATCTTCTTGGTAAGACGCTAACCGTTATGGTAGATAATTACGATGCATCAAATGATCTATTCATACTTTCATATAAGAAATACGTTACTCAGTCAATGCCACTCATGATAAGTGAACTTTGCTTTGATAAAGAATATGAAGGTACCCTAACTGCTACTCCATACGATTTTGGTGTATTCGTTGAATTTGAAGGATACTATACAGGATTAATTCATATGTCAGAATTTGAAGATTATCCAGCGATTCGAACTAAACTTAGAACAGGTGATAAGATAAACTTCTATATTAAGGATGTTACTTCAAAGAAAGGTCAATATCGAATCGTTCTTACTCTAAATAAAGATCAAGTAAACACTGAAAAAATTCAGTGGCAAACTCTAAGAAATAGAACAGAAAATCAAAGTTTTAAATACACAGTCGATAAGAGCAATAGTTCTATTTCAATCGATGTAGATGGTGAACATTTTGAAGTTTCACTAAAGCGCTCAGATCTCGATAAGAATCTAGCAAAATACCCATTAGTTAAAGTATTTAAGGTTGACCCAATTAACAAACGTCTTAAGTTTGAATTTGTTGAGGATGAGTCCTAACAAAAGTTAACCCAGCAATCTCCTAAAAAAGCAATCTTGGATATATAATACAAGATTGCTTTTTTATACTCTAATATCCTCTTATTAATTGATAACCAATTATCTAAGTGATTAGATAATCAGCAATTCTTGTCTAAAAAAACCAGTAAAAAATGAATAATAGCTCACTTTTCGTAGAACGACTTGAATATAAACCATTTGAATATCCTATGTATTACACAGAGGGTTGGTTAAAACAAGCACAAGCGTTTTGGTTACATACTGAGATTTCTATGCAAGGAGATATAAAGGATTGGAATGAACATCTTCTTCATTC